ACTTACCTGCGCTTGTTCTACCACTATCTCTTTCTGTCCAAGACCCACTTCCTGCTGATGCAGTGTGTATTTTCTCTCCTCTTGCAGCAACAATGGTGTCATTAAATATACAAGCTAATAATATTTCTTCTGTTGACAAACTTGTTTGTGGAACAACATTTGTATTGTATTTTACAAATCCATTTATTCTTCTGTATCCACCACCTATGTCTGGCTCAAAGTTTACAAGCTCAAGTGCTTCTCCGGGTTGCATGGCAAATGTAGATTTGTTTAGAACCAACCCACCTTGTAATGGGAATGATGCAGGAGATGTTCTTGATAAATCAGCCATATATTATACTCTTGTAATTAAATCAGAAACTGTTCTACTTGTTTGGGGTATGTATGTTGCTCTTACATACTCATATTTATTAACCAATAAACTTTGTATATTTTTTATGCCTTGTTCAAACCTACTAAAGTTAAGTTGATACTGTTGTGTCTCTCCTCTGTATTGATAAACAAATGCCGTAGCACCATCTACTATAACAGGAGAAAACCTATCTGGTATTGTGGGTGTGTCTGTAGATGCTGATAAGTCTGATGAAAATGTAAAGTAATCATATTTTAAAGAATATACTTTGTTAGGAAATGGATACAACAAAAAATTATTATCAGGTGTTCTAACAACATGTGTTGGCACGCCACCTCTTTCAAATTGTGCTACAGATGTGCTAGTGCTATGTGTAGCTGCCGTTGTTCCGTTTGCTCCTCGTGTACAACCTGTAAAAGTATTAGTGCTAATACCAGTGTAGGTTATCTGTTCATTTTCTATAAATAAAGTCCCAGCAGAGTCAAACCCTGTGGAACTTGCTACATCTATTTCTGTCTCTGTTGCGTCTAATTCTTCAGCTAATGTGGTGCTAACTATTTCGTCTTCTTGCTCTACAAACCTATCTATGTATTCATTGTATTGAAGAATAGCTAAACTTGTTCCACCACTATTTACATTATCATCTTTTACTATTCTGAATGTATTATAGTCTACATGTTTTGCGTCAGTAGGTATTGAGTATCTAACTGAACCGGGAACAAGTGTTTCTGTTTTTGCAGAATGATTAAAAGGATAATTAAATTCTCTTTGATTAATAAATCTTATAGATTCATTCACAGCATTTTGTGCTTGTATTTGGATACCTCTTGCAGCACTAAAATTAGAAGATGTTAATTGAACTTCATTTAATCTTGCTAATACACTATTTGTCAATGCTAAGAAGGTTGCCATTATAAATCCCTAAAATAAAGTGGAGCAAGTTGCCCTGCTCCACCTAAACTATTTAAGCTAAAGTATCACGGTCTACTTCATCAGCAGTCATGTTACCCATATCATCAACATCCATACATACAGCAAACATACGGATTATACCGCCTGTTGTTGTACCTGTCATGGCTTGAATTTCAATGTCAATGGTATCAGAAGTACCACCAATAAGAACAGGAGTTTGTCCTGCCTTAAAAGCGTAGTCTCCGACAGAAGCTCCGTCAAAGTCAAAACCATCAACAAAGTTGTCCAAGTCACCTCCAGTAACACCAAAGTCAAAATCAGTGTCGGTTGAAGTACCTGCGTGAGCAGTTGTTACTTCAAAACCAGCAGCGAGAATGAGAGTATTAGCTGGAATAGTTAGACCCGGAATCACATCGTTGGCAGCAAGGGCTGTACCCTTGTCGCTGGCCGCAGTTGCAAAATTCAAGTCGGCTTGAATCATATAAGGTTGTCTACCTCTAGCTCCACTACCTCTTGCTACAGAGGTTGTATTATCACCTAATGCCATAATTCAATCTCCTTTTAAACGAGGTTATACCGAGCATTAACGAGAGCTTCAGGTCTCAAGATTTTTCTACCGTAAAGGTGCATACCTCTAACGATATCAGCAAATGAGTCTGGGTCTCGGTAAGTTTCGGTTTTGTTTATTTGTTCAGCAGTAGCGACTGCGGAGTCGTGTCCTGCAACAATAATTCCAAAGTTGGAAGAGTTAGTACCACCAGTAGTGCCGGGGCCTGTTCCAACGGAAGGTAGGTTGTTAGATGAAAATACACGGAATCCATGTAGATTACCTATAACTTCACCACTCCTAATTCCACCAGATTGTCCAAAGTCCTGATTGAATAGTCGAGAATCCTCGTCCTTCAACACTTCCATGAACACAGGGTCTACAACTAACCATCTACCTTGTGAGTCAACATTTTGTTGGTCAAGTAGTCTAGCCATTCTAGCAATGACTGTTAATGGAAAAGTTGTACCAGCGGCAGGTGTCAAGTCAGTTGCTCCCGGACCTCTAGGCTGAAGTCCTATAGAGTTACTTGCAGAACCTGCTGTACCTGAACCATCTGTAAAGTCAGACGCATCTAACTTCATAGATGTAAGAAGTTCATCCGTACCTGCGGTTGAAACAGCTACTGAACCGTTAGTAGTTGTGTTAACAGTATCAGCAGCACCATGTAGTGCAGACTGTTTAAAACCACATAGATATCCAAGAACATCTTGGTCATATTGGTCAGCTAGTCGATACGCTGCTCTATCACTTGCAAGCTGTTGAAAGTTTACATGTGAATGAGCTTCCTCAATGTCATCAACCTTAAATGCAAAGTAGTTAGCTTTGTCAATAGTAAGGTTGAAGTCCTCATCGTCAAGGTCCTGTGGTGTGATAGTTGTACCACGAGCATATTCCTTGACGGTTATTTCAGGCTCTTTGATAATTTTAACAGTATCGCCCATATTTGCAATCTCTCCAAAATAGTCGGAGTTAGTGATTGCTTCAGCAACAGCACTCTTGCGAAAAGCAAGCTGTACCTGTTTGCTGTAAATAATTGGCGAAAAGTTACCGTTAGGAAGATTACCGTAGCCTGCAGCACTTGTAAATGCCATAGTCCCGTCTCCTTATAGTTAAGTTTCGATTTACACAGATACAAACTTAGTAGACTAATCAGAGGCCGATTCGCTATGGGTGCGTATTCATTCGGTTGGCCAACCAAAATTTCAACGGGCCATGCTCGTCAGGTATTCCGTAAGACTGCTTGTTTGCGATAAGTATGTGACTATTGCGCTTATAACCACACACTTGCTACATATAGTTATATTTAGCTACAACTATTTGTCAACACTTTTTTTCTTTGGCACTTCAATGAAATTCATATTCATGCTAAAAGACCTACGCTCACCTTTTGTGTAGAAAGGATAAACGCAATGGAAAAGGTGTGATGGAAATACATAAAAGTCACCCACTCTTGGCTTAACAACAAAGTTAGTAGCCGTATATCCTGCAGATGTTCCATGTGCAAATTGTATATGCCCATTTGCAGGATGGTGGTCTTTGTAATCTTCCTCCCACTCCTCTTCTATTCCTTCTGGTAATTTTAAATATCCAACACATGACATTCGTGAGCCTGTGTGAATGTGTAATGGATTGTACTCATTTTCAAATTGACGTACAAACCAACCAGATACTATTTGTAATCCATAGTCAAATTTATCTATGTCAGGTTTCTTAACACCCATAGAATTACGAAAATCTGTATAAGCTTGATATTGACCTACAAACTGTCCTAATCCTTTTTGAGCTATTTTAAGTATCTCTTCATCAAAAGCTAACTCTTCAGATACTTTACCCACCAAGTTGTCTGCATAAGATTTTAATTTATCAGACATTTTATTGTTTAGTTTTTCAACCAACTCATAAGGCATACGAAAGTATCCCATAGTAGGTCCGAATGGAGCAAACAACTCCATCTCTTTTTGTGGTTTATATATTATACTCATCTTGCTGACCCCGATACATCATAAATAAATTTTCCAGAACGTATTGCTTCCATAATGGAGTCTGACTTTCTTTCATACTCTTTAGCAGACATTTTTTGTACATCAGATTCTTTTATGTAAGAGGATGCTTCATTTGTCTGTGGTACTTGTCGTGTTTTCGTATCCACAGCTTGAGCAGCACTTTTATTCGTTTTTTTAACTTTCTTCTCACTTGATATACCTTTATCTACTTTATATAAATCAATAGCTCTAGCGGCAGACTTTGCATCATTATCATTGTCATAGAGAGCTTTCTGAACCCACTGTGGTTGCTGTTCAGCCCACTCGTGAAAATCATCACTATCTCTAATAGAATCAAAGTCAGGGTGTAGGTGCATTAGCTCTACCTCTGCTTTCTCTTTTTGTGCTGTTGATTGCATGTCATCAATAGCTTTTAGTTTTTGTTCAAGAGCTTCGGATTGCTCCTTTGCTTTTTTAATAGCTATTGTTTCAACAATACCTGCTACATCAGGGTACTCTTTAATCCATGCATCTAAATCTTCATCAGACTTAGGTAACTTCATTTCCTTCTTAGTT